CATTAAGATAACTGGGTGACCACCTGCTGGACCGTCCATTTGCTTGTTAATAATTTTAACATTATTCTTCTTTAAGAATTTTAAGAAGTCTTTATTGTCTGGATCCATTGCGTCCATTTCAACTTCTGCTTCGAATAATTGCTCATTCTCTTCATTGACTACTGCTTCAAAAGCTGGAACAAGATCTCTATCTCCATAAAGGTCGATCATGTACCACTTGCCGTCTCTTTCGTCATAAAGGTATGCATATTCTGCACCATTAGCGTCAGCGTCGTTGATATACTTCTTCAAATTCTTAACTGAACCCTTAAGAGGTGTCATAGAGTTTTTATCGTTATAGAACTTAATCTTATTGATGTCAGCCTCTAGACCTGAATTATCTCCCTTTGTGATAACTGCATCAACATCAGAACCAGATTTGTAACCTTTCTTAATAACTGGCAACATGTGTTCTGGGTAAGAATCGTAGTGAGTGTATACTGATGCAATCTCGCCTGACTTATAAATCTTACCGAATTGGCCTCTTGTACCTTCTTCAATGATTTGCTCTAGAGAGTTTAGGTTAACTGACTCGTTAAGATTGAATTTTGTGATAGCGTTAAGAAGCTTATCAGCCGCGTCATTTTCACCAATTTCTTTTAGGTAATCTACTGTGCCGTTAGCGATTGCATAACCGTCCCACTTAGCAGCGTTAGCGATGTCTGAATAAACTTGACCTTGGCCCTTTGCTCTCGATGCAGAACCGATTGCCTTTGACGTAACGATTTCTTGGTGAAAGTTAGCATCTTCCATTGCATCAGCGTAAACCCTAGCGATTGCATTTAGTTCTTTAACGCCTGACTTTTTCCAAGCATTGACTACTGAACTACGCTCTCTTTTGCCTTCGTTAACTTCTTCGGTTTCCTTTGCTTCCTCTGTCTCAGATTCTTTCAAAGTGATTGGGTATTTCTTACCGTTCCATTCGAACTCTTTTTTACCCTCTCTTTTTGCCTTTGAAGCAGCGAAAATGAAAGCTCTACCTTCAGCAATTCCAGCCTCTTCTTCGTTTAGATCGAATAGTTCGGCGGTGAAAGCCTCTAACTGATCTTCTGTAAGTTCAGAAGCTCTAGTTACGTTATATTTCTTCAGAAGCCCATTAAATGAAGCGGCCGCTTCACCTCTTGAAACTTCTTTTTGTTGGTTCTCGGCCTCTTCTCTAAGCTGTGTTTTTAGCGTAGAAAATGACTTGAAATTTTGAATACGTTCCATTTGCAAATGATTATGTATTTTTGTAGTATGTTATCTTAAGACTATATATCACCCTCAAAGGTTACCCTTTTAATTTCATATCTAAACTTTTCTTGTCTATAGATCTTTTGGCGGGCAATACCGTGTTTATATAGGTAGTTGTGATGGCCTTCGTATGTAATATCGTCAACGAAGTCAATGATATTTACAGCATCCTTTGATTCATGTTGTCTAAGGCCACGACCAATTGACTGTCTAATAATGATCTCGGATTTGAAAGACTCGGTGAAAAAGATGTTGTGAATCTTTTTAATTGAGATACCTGTCGAGAACGTTCCATAAGACGCGACGATGATAATGTCATCACCTTGTTCCATCTTCTTTTTATATTCTTCTCTAATATCCTTATCAGTTCCTCCATCAACATAGTAGACTGCCTTGTTACTTCTTCTACGAAGTTCTTCGTATAGTCTTTTACCGTGTTCAATTCTATGGAATAGCACAAGTGAGTTGTTTGGAATCTTAGCGATTACTTTACTAATAAAGTTTAATCTTCCAGGTGATTGTATAATGTAGTTTTGTTCAAGCTGAAATACGTCTTTATTTTCGTATCTGTTTGTTGACAATTCCATAAACGCCTTACGTGCTGTTTCTGGTGCGTAATTCATTTCAATTACTTTCACATTACACTTTGCAATATGACCTTCATCTTGTAAAAAAGCGGCCTTAACCTCAGTGATAAGAGGTCCAGTATGTGACATTAAGGTTAAACGATCTAGTGTGTTATCCTTTGGAATAGTACCTGATAAACCAAACCTATAGGTCGCGTTTTCACACTTCTGTAGAATGGTTTTGATTGAGGCTGATTTGGCCTTGTGCGTTTCATCGACAATCACACAATCAAACTGTTCAAAGAAGTCTTTTCCCTTTTTAACTAGCGATTGATATGTTCCTATAACAATGTTTCTAGAGTCTTTAATCTTTTGACCAGCATAAACTTGCTGAATCATCATTTGAATTCTATTCTCGTAATTGTATTCTCCAAAGTCCTCAGTTGCTTGAACAACCAGGGATACGTTAGGTACGATAAACAAAATCTTTTTTGCCTTTTGTTTCTCTAGCATATATGCAACTGCCATGAAAGAAATCATTGTCTTACCGGCTGATGTAGCAAGCTCAGATAGAGAGCGTCTGAATTTTAGAATGTTAAATGCGGCTTCTATTTGATAGTCCCTTGGAGTCATTTCTGATCTTTCAAAAAACTCAAGAGACCATTCTTCGAATCCTTCTGATGTTATGTCTCTGTCAAACAGCCGAGTAATGCCATTGATCTTAAGCTCATAGTTGTAGCTCTTACAGATCTTCATCACTTCTTGCCATAAACCGGAAGGAATCCACTTATCGTCTTTTACATACGAGATGTAACCGTCCCAAACACCCCTTTTAACTAGGGGGTTGAAACGCCAACCCTCGATTCGACGAGTCATCGATATGTTCAACTGCTCAAGTTCAAGATCAGTTGCCTGATCAATTCTTAAGAACTGAGCGTTGTCAGTTAAAGTTAGCTCCACTCATTGGTTGAGCATTTTTATTCTCGCAATTACAGACCGTTCAACTGTAATTTATTGCGAACGGCCCAACTCATATTGTCTAGAGTCTTAACCGATTCACGCATGAAATCCATCTGTGTTTCTAATAGGGATAGAATCATGCTCTCATCTGACATATCGGCTTTTAAGAACGATTCCCTTTGTTTGTCAGTGAGTTTATAATCATATTCGTAATACTTGATGAAAGACTCTTTATAAGTCTTTGACAGTTTACGTTCCTGTTCCTTGATCTTGATGTTCAGTTGTGCTATCTGTTCAATGATGATTTGGCGATAAGATGGAATTGTCACCATTGCATCATTTAAGTCATCAACATTCTTAAAGGCCTTTGCAAGCTCTCTAATCTTTGAAGTCCATTCTGATCGCTGATTTCCAAGGTACTGATCAACTTGTACTATTTTGTTTTTCTCTACTTGCATTGGTTACATTTAAAAAAGTTGACCTTTGTTGTTTTTCAACGGGGTCCATGGATTTGCAGTTAACTTCTTTTTCATCTTTGGCGTGCTAAATTCTAATCCTACCTCGCTAAATGAAATATCGATTTGATCGAAATCAATCAACGCTTTCATGTTTTTGCGACCATCGTGGTCTTCGTGAAACTGGTCAAGTTCCTTTTCCATCCAATCAAAACTAATCATACGTACAAGGCATCTAAACGTGAATCTGTAAAATACTGATTGATTTTGCTTAGAGGTGAGGTGTTCTTAATTTCAAAACACTTCTTAACCAGATCGTTTAAATCCTTTATACTATCTGAATATATATTCATTTTCGTATCGTCTAGGAATTTAGACCACATGAAAACCTGTTTACCCTTCTTTAGTTTCTCTAACATCTTCTTTTTACCCGTTTCGTCATTATCAAACATGTAACGGATTGTTGGAATCTCGTCTAGCTCGGTAGTTGAACGACCAGCCGTTGCAAGAGCAATCGAATTGCTCATAAACTTTGCGTCAAGAGGTCCTTCAAACACTGTTACTGGACGACCCATATCAGCGTACATTAGACCAAACAGAGTTGATAGTTTATTAACGGCAATGACATCATCTCCTTCAACTGGAAATGGACGATTCATTTCTTCATACAATTTTTCAAGATCATACGTCAAATACTTTGATCGTGCATTCTTGCCTAATTGACGACTTTGACAACTTAAGATTTTGCCGTCAGGTGTCTTGTTTAGAATCCACAATCTTTTGCCCATATCTGAAAAAAGAAAGTCATCGATGTGACGATGTAACAATCTTCCTCTTAGATAGAACCATGCAAAATCGCCAGGTTGAATAGATTTGGCCTTAAAGAAGGCCTTGAAATCCTGTACGGGTATTGCAAGTTTTATTGCATTATTATAAACCGAATGCTGAAGAGTTTGAATGTCTTTAACGTCAATCTTCTTTTCCCTAATGTATTCGATGATTTGAACTGTTTCATCAGTTGAACCTGCTCGTAAACCATGATCCTTTAAGAATGTATTCAGATCAGTGTGATGACTACAATTATAACAGTGAAACTGAAGAGTATCCCAAAAAAGATTACCTCTCTTTTTGGTATGATCCTCTGTGGAATCCCCACAATAAGGACATGCCAGGTTCAAACGACCTGACATTTCCTTAATCATTTGTTTGGGAGAGGCAGAGTGGTTTTCTACAACCACCTGCTTCACCAAACTTCTGATTTTTTGCTTTAAATCTTCTGATAAATTAGATGTCGAGGTCATTCAAGAATGATTCCAAGTCATCATCATCGCTCACCTTAGCAGTGCTTCCTGCTGGTTCTGAAGATACATTATCCAAGTCGAACGCAGCTTCTACTTCAGGAGTATATGCTTTCTTTGCAACGGGAGCTGATTTTGAAGTCACAGCTGTCATTGCTTCGCTTGGGTTAACGTATTGACCAAGTACTGAATTTACAAAGTCACGTGTTTGATCGTCCCATACTTTGTATTCATATACTTCTAGCTTTGGAGCCTTATCCAATTCAGTCTTGATGGATGCCATCGCTTCCTTGGTACGTTCAGCTGCTTTACCATCTACGATAACTGCAGATCGAGAAGAAGAGAACTTAGACTTATCATAGTTGTTGTACTCGCCTTGGCGTGTAATAATCAACTCGAAGTTCTTACCTTCAAACAAGTCAAATACTTGAGTTGACTCGCCGAATGAAGGCTTCAATTCCTCATCAATCTTTTCTTTGATCTTGTAACCAAATTTGAAGATCATGTATTGACCTTCTAGCTCAGGACGTTGTGGATCCTTGATGATTTTAATGAGCGAATAGTACTGCTCACGGCGCTTTAGCTTTTCAGACATCTTGCGATCAACGGCTGAGTCTGATTTGCGAAGGCGAAAGAATGCATCCTGAATTGGACACTTTTCACCGACTGATGCAGGTGAATCGATCAAACGACCAGTGCCAGAGGCGTCAGTCATCCAATGGACATACTTGCGAACCAGTGATTTACGTGGGTTTTCAGGGTTTGGTACGAAGCGAATAAGTGCTTTGTAAGTACCGTCTTTACCGTCATCTGCGGTAGGTTTGTAGATAACCTCTTCTCGTGTGTTTGAGGCTGTCTCGTGTGTGTCTACGTCTGAGACACTCAGATTAAAAATGTCAAAATCTGCCATGTTTCCTTTAAAAATTGTTAAACTTAAATTATCCCGTTAATGTGTCTTTTAGAGAAACTTTAACAATACTTATATCTACAAACCTAAGTTTGTTTCATAAGCATAGAAATTACTTACTCCCGTTTGTCTCGTGTACCGTACCGTCAGGTGCATGATATCCCGTGTCGCTAATCTTGACATAACCTGTCTTAGCTATGAAGGCTTCTGCTTCATCTTGTGTGATTAGCTTATAATTGAGCATGCTGTCGACTATGTATAGCAGACGAAAGAACTCTACGGAAGTTAGTGTTTTCATATTCTATATATCCCGCCCGTAGAGATTTGTTTACACCAAACTTATTATCTGATTATATTTAATGGTCTCTGAAACAATCGGGCCCAGGAAGCATAGAAGGATTGGTTCTAATCCTGGGTTGAAGGTTGCAACGACAGTAAATACATTAAGAGGAAGGCAGCGTCAACCAAGTCATCTAAAGGTTTCACTAGTTTTTTCTCATCACGAAAGGGTTGACAAAAAGAATGAAATTCAGAGGACTGAAAGGAGTCACTGTCAACAAATGCTTTCCACATCGCTTCTTTGTTCATGTTACCTTTGCCAGCAAACTTCTTGATTGCGGTTGGAGCAATAACGTCAAGGTCTTCAACGTTTAAGGTTTCAATCAATTTACATTTAAGGATTGATGCAGCTGCTTGAAGATCCAGTAGTGAATTGGTACCAAATCTAGAAGTACCATAAGAAGCACCCTCAAAATAAATCCTGTAAGGTTTAGATGGATCAGTGTGCTCAATGATCATTGCCATTAGATTTTCGGCAATGTTAATATGTCGATTAACTCTAGTGAGTTCGTGTTTAGAAATATCAGGTTCGTCTTGAAAAACAAGACTAACGTCCGATAGCTTGGCCATCTCTTGTTGAGCGGCTTTATCCTTCTTTGTAGATTTTGTAGAATTTAGGTATGAAATCCAATGAGGTTTCCCATCCTTTAAAACACAAACACCTGGAGAATTAATAGAAAAGTCGATTCCGACGTAGTTCATTAGAACATGTTTTTACCAAGACTTGCACCTAGAGCGGCGCCGACAAGTCTTGAAGTTAATAGATCGTACATCAAGCCCTTTTCAATACCAAGCGTCTTAGCCAGAAGTTTACCAACAGATTTACCAAGTGCAAAACCAGTTAGACCTCCTAAAATAGAACCCAGAACACCTTCATTCGTAAGTTCAACGTTAAACTTATCGATATCGTACGTACCGTCTTCGTTTTTATATTCAGCAAGAAATGCGTCAACAGCTGCGTCAACTCTTTCTTCGAGTTCGTCAGTCCATTCAGATTGCAATGACTCGTTAAGGGCATTCAATTCTGCCTCTGTAACGTTCTGTGCTTCAAGATATTCGATAAAAGTTCTCATACTCTATATATTAGTCTAATTCGTTAATCAAATTAAATTTGTTATAATAGAACCCACAATCAAACGTAGTGAATTCAGCAACATTCTGACTCATGTTTAATGATAGCTCATTGATACTGTTGTAAATTGGCTTCTCAAAAACGGCGCTCATCACATGAAGACCCTCCGAATCTAGGATCTGAAGTTTCAAATCGTCAGTATAAGATTCTTTATTGTCACGGTTATAATAGTACAATAGAGTGTCCGTCATAATCCAATAATTAATGAAACCATCAAGGAGTTGCATAGTTACAGTGAACTGCCTTGTGACTAGATTTTGAATTGGAATCAAACCACGCTTATAAGTAACGGTACCATCGTTAGGTGATTGTTCAACTGGATCGAAGGTTACACCTGGAATTGATATGCCTTGAATTGCATAGTTAATGTAATCAATAGGTTCAGTGATCAAGTTACCTGGCATCCTATTCAAATAAGGACGGTACTTATCAGCCACCTCCTTAGGAATGAAGTTTCTTGGAAACTTAAAGTTGTATAAATTACTACGTGAATTTAAGATCATATCACACTGTAAGTTCCGTGGTGAACTAATGTTTTAGTGCTACCATTCATAATAGAAATGGTGTATGTTACCGGGGCAGTTGATGCATTCTGCAACGACTTAGCAGTGGTAGCCTGATCTTGAGTTACTTTAAACATTACTTCTCCTTGGCTCAAATCAACATCATCATAATTCATTTGATTTTCTATAGTTGCTCCAGAAATATCTAGAATAACTTTATCAGCACCTTCAAGCGAGATTGCAATCAAACTATCTCCATCCTTCTTAGCAATTTTGAATTTGATGAAGTTATCGTATGGACTAAGCATGAGATTTGATTGACCATCTGCGAAATAAGTTATTTCTGAAGAGTCAATAACTTCATTATCTATTATAGTGACGTTAGTTGAACCCGTAACGATGTTCATTCTTTCAATAAATGTTGGAACGAATCTAACTTGTGTTTGAGGAAGAGCGTTTAAATTAGATGAAATCTCTCTACTTTCCAATACGTTTGGTAGAGTATTATAAATCTTGAACAATCTATTTGAGGAAGGTAGGTTAACCTTTCTTAGTGATTTGCCATACTTTCCAATCTCATAAGATGTGAATGAAGCTCTCTTAACAATTTGAGAATTATTCTTTTCATTATAAATTCTCAAAGTGTAGTCAATATTATATGCTACAGCATTAGAAGAGTTCTGAATTACTGGTCTAAATGGAATTGACTGATCAAAGTTTTCTGCTTGAACAATTGACATCTCATACGTCTTATCAAAGAAAGATGCAATCTGCTCATAAACTGAAATGTCATGGAAAACAGTGATGTCATCTCCTTGAGTTTGAATTCTACCATTAATGTAATTATCAAACTCAACAATTGAACCGTTAATTGCACCGTACATTTCAAAGTAATCTCCATCAGAAGCTGGTTGTAGTACTGCCGTTATATTAGCATACTCATCTTCTCTAGAAAGAGTTAGAGTTACTTCTTCGCCCGTGTTAATGTAATCGAATCCTGTTGAAGTTTCAAATGAATCGATTAACTTATATGTAATCTCATAGTTAGCTGTAGGATCTACTGCATCAGCCCCAGTTCCAAAGAACCAATTCGCAAAACCAGGATCCATATTAACTAGTGATGGAATCTTAACCTCAATGAACTTTGAGTAAAGTGTTTCACCAATAATAAATGGCTTTGGGTTTTGAATCTCAAATGAAGATGAATTCAAATAAACGATTGAAGTAAAATATGATCTAACTCCAGAAACTCTAGGCGCTGCAACTTGGAAAAGGAAACCCTGGTACCCTCTGGCAGCGAATGAATAACCCGATTTAAGGTGAAGTCTTACTGTATCGTATGTAATTGTATTAGATGGAATATCTACTGCATCTGCTTGGTCAATAGTGGTTGAATCATCACCTGTCCAATCAACGTTATTATCAATGTAATTGTTAGTTGAATCTAGTAAAGCGTATTTTGAACCAGCTGTATCTGCCGAAACTGCTTGGTATCTTTCAACTTGACCAACTCCGGTTTTAATATCATTACCTGTTTCCTCATCGGCCGTTGCGTACAAAGGATTTGCGGTATTTTGAACAGTGATTTTACCACCGATGAAATCATCGTATGTGTATTGATAGATTCCATTCACAGTTGGCGTGAATGTTAGAACTGAACCTAAAAGAATGGCTGAACCGCCACCTGAAATAGTGAATAGCGTAGGATCTGCTAATGTTGCTAGGTTAAACTTATACGTCTTACCATTTTCGAGCGTTAATGGTCTAGCTGCGAAGTTTTCAACTAATACATAAGCACCTGATGTCGTAATATCAAAGTTAACAACATTAGAACCTAACTCGTGAATCAAATGACGAGTACCTGATATAGAAGTAGTAGTATTTAATGCCTTAACATGAGAACCATTATCATCAATTTCAATCTGATAGTTCGCAATAGTGGCGACAGTTTGATCGTGATAAATGAACTCTAATAGAACATCCTGATCTAATCTAGCGTATTTTGATGATTGTGCCATTTACTTTTTAATTTCTTTAGAACTGTAGCCATTTAGGTGACCAGCCCAACATAATACCAACGGTTGGAGTTACTGCAAGTCCAGTGGTACCGTTAGGAACAACTCCTAATCCGATTCCTGCACTTATGTTCCATCTACTTTTCTTTTGGTATGTATTCAAATCTTTATTTACAAGTTCAATTCCTTGAATATCGAAATTGTCAAATGGATATTTTGTAGCAAGCTTTAGAGACTTAACGCCTTTAATATCTTCAACGGCCATCCATAATCTGATGCTTTGGTCAAGTGTGATAGTACCATTGACGGTTGAATCTTGAATCTTTCCAGTTACTTTTATATTTCTATAACTTCCATCTCCATAGTCCTGATTATCAGATAAGATAAATGTTGAATCTGGCATTAGAGTTCCGTTAGCTAAAATACTATCTTTATCTCTTAATTCAGCTCTCAATAAAGAGTTAACATTCTTAAGATTTCTATTAAGGCTTAAAGATGAAACATAATCCTTGGTTAGTTTTGCATTAGCATTCTTTAATCCTTCAGCTGAGATCTGATAAGTTTTGATTTCAGCCTCCAAGAATCCTTTTCTATTCTTATAAACCTCAACCGTATCGTTAGCCGCGGCAATGTTAGCATTAGACGCGTTTAATTCAACTGTGATTTCATCAATCTTTTGATTAAGCGTAGCGTTGCGGCTGCATTGTCCAAGCAGAAGAAGAACAACAATCACCAATCCGATGAAAGTTAAATTGTCTCTATTAAAGTCAAACTTAATCATCTTAATTATCCTCCTACTGGTCCTCCGCCTAAAGAACCTGTGTAATATTGTAGGTTTGCGTTTCCAAGATAGATCATGAAACCCACTACTGCAGATCTCGGTGAAATGTCGTTATTTGCTGCCACTGAAGTTCCAGAAGTACTTGTCTGTAATTGCCCATCTGATGAAGAAACATAAGGAACATATTTACTAGTTGTACCGGTTGCTACTTGAGCGTATTGATAACCGGATCCATTGGCAACGTTATTAATGCTGTGATTGTGTTGACCCGTTGTAATAGATTTAGTCTGTAGATTATCAACGTCATTGGTGCCAAAATATCCAGCAACTGATGTATTAGATGCAATACCTGATCCAACTGCTGCCGAATTAACGTCAGTTGAAACGCCTGCAAATGAAAGTGGAGATCCAACGTAACCAATTGGATAACGCTCTCTCATATCTGGTGTCTCAAAAGAGGTTGAACCAGTCACCCATGTTTTACCATAACAATAGTACCAACCTTCCCATGAACCGGTTCCTCTACCTACATAGTCATAATCGCCAACAGCGGGGTATGTACCAGTCCAGTTAACATTAGAATCTAATACAAATTTAGATACCATTACAATAGTACCAATCGGAACCGCGGTGGTTAAAGTAGCCCATGAAGCATTACCTGAAGCGTCAGATTTCAAATATCTGTTAGCCGCAGCACCTGAAGTTATCTTAAGGCTAGAATTTAATACTATTGCAGAATCAAACGTAGACGTTACAGCTCCTAAATTAACCTTGTTAACGCCACCTGACTTCAGAATTAGGTTTTCGCCATTAAATGTATAAATGTAGTCACCAGAACCTAGAGGTGATTTGTTGAAATTCAAAGTGAAATTGCCACCAGATTGACGAGACTCTACATCAACATAATAGGCTGAACC